ATGGATTAATCACTGATGGCTCCATTATCTTTCTTTTCTTATTAAAACGCAGAGTCTCCATGTATCCTTGTCCAAAAAATAATGCATCCCATGTCCAATCATAGTCTAATTTAGATTTACCCATTTCCAAGTAATCTGATTGGGCTAAGACATTATAGGAATTGAGCTGGTCTTGAAGAATGCCTTGAGACGGGAGGAACTTAACTTGCATCTTATCGTCATACAAAGACGACATTATTCTATTAAAAAGTGTGAGTAAAAGCGTGGATGCTATGTTTTGGTCGCCACGATTGAGATTGTTTAAAAGGACTAACTGAGAGACTTGTCGTCTTTTGCGTTGCTGTAGGAATTCAGAACTTTCCTCATATTTTGAACGGATGTCAGCTAATGTCACTTCTTACGGGAATCAAGTTTCCCTTTAGCAAGTTGCTTGTGTAGTAGTTCGGGGTTTCTGTGTTTCTCACTAAAGATAACTCCTTTAGCCGCTTCACATGGAACAAAGATTTGATAACTACCTTTCTTACTATTAATTATAACACGTGGTGGAACAGAATCCAAGGGCCTTAGTCCGTCTCCCCATAAGATTGTTTCTATCTGTTTAGCATGCGCGTTAAATATAGCCTGTTTGTTAGAATAGTTCTGTTTTACTGGGTTCATTTTGAAGTGGAAGACTCTGATGACATTAACTGGCCCGCCTCCCGGGTCAATCAAGGGCATATTTTCAGTGCTTAACTCTGATGCATATTCATATCCCTCTACGCCATCACCGGGTCTTAGATTCTCTAAGCCCTTTACATCTACAAGTTGTTTTAGTGGTTTATTATTCATTGCGCCATATTCTGTCAATTTGGTCATTGAAGGGCTTATTACCCATTTGCTTCATAATCCTTGAACTTCTGACCGTCTGGTCATTAACTGCCATTGTAAGCACTGCGGCATCAACACAATTGGGGGATGCGATTCCTTCTCTAAAAAGGTCTTCCTTGGGTTGTATGACAATCTTACCATCTTTGTTCTTATACTTCACTATTTCAAATTCATTCCAACCAATGTTGTGTAATAGTCTACCGCCTGATAATAGCCACTCTCGTTCCCTCCAATGCCATTCTGCTTTTAGGTTGGCAAACTGTTCGTCCTCTGACTTCTCACCAAATGACACACCTCTGACCGGATAGTCCAACTCCTTTAACCTGTCGAATACTCCTTGGCCCACGCCTGTTTTATCTGTGACAATGAAATCGGCATGACGTTCCCTGTACTTGTCCATAATCACTCCCACTAAGTCCATTGTGTTTTGTAACTTCTGATTGAAAAGAACCTCTTGAATGTTGCCTGACTTTAGAACGATAGCTGAGTTATCCCCACCAGCCGCAGGGTCTACTCCCATAACCTTATAGCCTAAATGGTCACCGTAGTGTACATAGAACGATTGTAACTCCCTGTCTGTTACCAATCGAATGTACCCTTTCTCATCCATGCCTTCATCAAAAGCATCCCAGTTGCCCTCTAAGTATGCTTTGCGTTGATTCTCCGGCAATGATTCAAGTGACTTGTAATACTCTTGAGGTAGGAATGGATTATCTGTGGGTAGTGCCGGAACAAACACAAATTCATACTGCTCTTTCTCTTCTGGTGGAAACAGCCTTTTGACCCACCAATTCTTGACCCAGGCTTCGCCCAATGGATTACAACCGGCCAAGAACTTCACATCCTTAATCCCCGGCCAACGCAGACGAGAGCGTAGCATGTCAAACACTGACTTAGCATTACGGTTTATCTCGTCTATTCCCATAACTGCAAACTCTACAGATAGATACTTTTGCGGGTCATCTAAGTTCCTAAAAGCGATAATCCCCTCGCCATATTCAGGATTTAGCGTAAACTCCTTGCGAGCTTCATTATAAGTTCCTAACCAATTGGGGAACTCAAACTTGATTTTAGTTAAGTGTCGGTCATTTAAGCTAGGATAGTCTTCGCAGAACAAGCCAGCTCGTATGCCCCTAATCTGATACTTTGAAAAGAGCTTAATCAGCCAGTACACCATCATCCACCTTAACCAACGCGACTTCCCCGAACCAACCGAACCTCCGAATAAAACAAACTTAAACCTTTTAGAGGCCTCTTGCGCTTCTTTCTGCTTAGGAAAGAATCCTGCAAGTTCTGTGAATTTAATAGTTTCAGAGGTTTCATTCATCCACAGAGATTATCTTAGTTTTTAATTCACCTTGAATATTTATGTTCTCTTGAGCTTTACCGATAAACTGATCAGCCACATATTCGGGTTTTAAACTATCAATAACCTTTTCCCATTTAGCTGATATTCTAGCATCAAATAGAGCCCTCCGTTCTTCTTTAAGAAGAGTCTTTAGTAGTTTCTGTCCTTTCTTTAACCCAGAGCCTATTGGTTTTGGAAATCCTATTGGAGGTGCCATAACTTGCTTTAACTTGCTTTAACTTGCTTTTAATAAATGCTTATATTTTTCCTTATTCTCTTTAAGTTCTTGAGGCCACTCTGATTCATCTGTTTTATATGTAAATTCTCTGCCAAGAAAATCACTATTTCTATTTATGTTTGATTCCAGGTTATTAAGCACTTGACTTGTGGCGTAAGATTCATTGGTATATGAGTCAGTTAGTTTCTTCTTTACGTTCTCGTGACCACCCATGCTGGTAAAATGCCAGCCAAAGTAGTCAGAAGATTTGAAGCAGTTGAATGATCGGGCATGATTTAAGCATTCGTCCTTTATGTCCTTATACTTGGCTATTATTGTCCCCCAGAACTGCTCATTGCTTAGGTTATTTAGGTAGTAGGAATAGACCCTAAGTTTGAGTTTGACCGGAATTCCTAGATTGCATAACTCGTTAAGGCTTTTTAGACACCTGGTATCCCATATCTCATCACAATCTCCTATAAAAACAATGTCTTCGTCTTTTATTCCTCCTAGGGCATCTTTTACGGACTCTTTTTGGGCAAACTCTCGTGTCCAATGACTAGCACCTCTGCCATACTCTGTATTGGGACTAGTTTGGGCTAACTCCTTATACTTGCCCCAAATATCCTCACTGTGAATATAGTGCTTAACCTTGGCATAGTGCTGATTAAATGCGCTTTCTTTGGGCTTGCCGCTAAAGGTCTTATCAAATTCTATAACTCGAAACTCATCAACAAAATCCTTTAGAACATTGTATCTTATCTCAAAAAGTTCTGACTCTCCATTAAAAGTGATAACATCTACAATCATTGTAGCATTATTATACTAATTCACCAAGTTTATTGTCCTCAATATAAGTCTTTAAGTTGTCTAAACAAGTCTAGTTCTTCTTTCGGTAGTGGTGTTTGGTGCATATTGATTTGATGGTGTATTATTATGTTCTATGTCGTACTTTCTATGGCAACTCGTACACATCCTTATGTAGTCATTTAAATCCCTTCTGTACTTGTGGTCTACGTTAGCCCATTCGTATTTTCTTTTCTTTGTGGTTCCACATGGTTCACATTTTTTGGGCCTTCCTTTTTCCCTTACAATCCACATATGCAAACCCTGGTAACTTACTTTTTCACCCTTCCAGGCATAATGCTTAGAAGCCTTTGGTTTTTTGGTAGCTAGTATTCCGCTTATATTACTATCTCCAAATTGTGTACAACGACCTTTCTAAAATCATTGCTTCTGCTGGGTACACGCAATACGTGAGGTAATTGTAAAGTTTAATATAGAATTCAACTGGGTGTCTCCTGATGTCCTCAGCCGTTAAAATATAATTCGAACCCGGGGCCATTGGTACGTAGTCAAGTTTATCTATGCCTGTAAAGGCCATAATCTCCTTAGGGTCATACTTGAGTGGCTGTTCATTAAGGTACCACCCGTTATTTGTCTCATAATAAATGCCGTCTTTGTAATAGCAAACAGGTTTCCCATTAGCATCATCATAGGTTCGGTGGTTCATTGTTAAGAGTGGTGTAAAGGATTGGTTATTCTTAACCTTGTCGAACTCCGGTTGAGAGATATATTTCCACAAATTCGCCTTTGTATAGACGACCACTGGCGGAAGATTATTGTAATTTGTGATTATGTAATGCAACTTGTCGGATATGTCTGTACCTAGATTAGGAACTATATTTGAGCCAGGAACAGGCTCGTCACTTCGATCATAAAGAATCATGCTGGGAGCATATGGTTGCACCCAACTCACGTCTTGATTATATCTACTTACGACAAAGTTAATCATATGTATAAAAATCGCCTGTAAAAGTTTTGGGGGAGCGACCAAACTCCCACATTTCT